CCATGAGCGTTAATCCCTACTGCACATTCAGAAATCAAGGGATGTAATGACAAAAACCGTGCGACAGGCAAGAAGTACATTCGAATCAAATACTGCAGCGCCAGTGGTGCTGCTTGAAATACTCTCACCTTGTCTTTAGTCCTTTTTGTTGGTTCATCTTTGAGAGATGCACCGAAGATCAAATTGGGATGTTCACCAGCATCAATGAGGGCAGTTACGCGCTCAATTTCAGCTAAAATTTCTGGGGTGAATTCCCGCGGACAGTGGTGACTGTCCGTTGGCTCTAGATCAAACATGTGATTGGACTTTGGTCCCCCAATGGGGTAACCTATTGATGTTTTAGTGACCATCGCGTCTATGAATCTTTTGCTCTCAATTCCAGAAATAGTTTCCTGGTGTGTGAGAGGGACAAGTTCTTTGGAATATTCAACTGGATCAGAGTCGAATACCTTCTTTAAACCGCCGATATAATCGTCAACGGCAATATCAACTTCAGCTGGATCGAAGCCGATAGAAGGTTTGGAACATACTTCCAGAGATTCATACCATGGACGCCATTTGCGTTGGTCTGTCTTACCATCATCCCTCACAATAGGAGAGACGAATTGGGGAGGACCATACACATTAGGCACACCAGTAATTCTTTCCACAACGGGAGAGATTGGTGTCTCCATGACAGAAGAGCTAGTTGAAGAGCGCCCTGTTACAGTTCCGTAAGGGATCACTGCTGCTTCTCCTGTAATAAAATTTGTGGGACATTTGTAATGAATATCCCCACTAATGGCATAATTGCGACCTAGCATGCTATCGTCAATATCCCTTGCTTGTGGTGCTGGGACAAACGCTTCACTCATATTTTCTAATTCGTGAATAGCCATGCGTAATTGTGGTGCTGTAATAGCAAAACCACATCCTTTATTAGTTCCGGTGACGCCTCCAATATGAAATCCTAGAATTTTGCATTCTTTGGAATCAGAGACTATAGCGGACATGCACATACCTTCAAAAGTCTTCATGCCTAATAAATCATAAAATGCACCTGGAAAAGTTTCTGCTCCATTATGTGCGTCATTAGTGTGGTGCCACCATGTTTTGGCAGCAAAACGTGTCTGATCTTCGTGGAGTCCATGCACACAAGCCATAATAGGCCGCGTGACAAAATCTTCCTCGAAGTGCTTCAACATATCCTTCGAAGGACACGCGTTTGGAGCATAAATCAGAGCTGCGTCTGTGTTGGGTACCTTGTAACTCATCTTTGGATTGACAAGCGTCTTGAGTGTACCATTTTTGTTTGTGATCTTAACAACCGACGTTTCCCTAGGCAGTAAATGACCTGGGATTAGAATGCATTTCGATTTGACAAAGAAACCGCCACTGAAGTGCCCATTAATGTCAATAAGACACTGAGCAGTACTGAGGGAGTTTGCGGCTCTCGTTTGATCACTAAAGCTACCGATATTTGACATTGGTTTGTACTCTGGAACGACCCATGCGTTGGT